ATTCAACTTTCTTTGATATTGGCGCTTTAGCCATTTTCTAATTCCTCCATTACTTTTTCAATCTTATTATACAACACTGGGCTGATTTCTGCAAGATATTTCTTGTTTCCTGTGAAATATTCTAGGAAAGACTCTGCAAAGTACTCCCTTAGTGATGTCACCGAGTATGGCGTGACAAAAAGTCCCATCGTCAAAGGAAGAAGTGTGGCATAACCAAGATCATCATAAAGATAAAAATCAAATTTCCTATCATAATCTGGATTTGCAAAATACCTCAGCGGAGCTGGGTATCCTTCTGACTTCAGACTCTGCTGAAGCCTCATTCGTTTGCCGAGGAACTCTCGTTCAACAAAATCGTCTTCGTAAACGAGACCAGAAAAAAGTTCCTCAATCGAATGTCCAATCTCGTGAATAACATCTTTCACAACCTCTTCTTGTCGAGGGGCATCTTTGTCGATGTAAATCGCACCGTCCTTGAAGATGGCGTTCAGATAACGAGAGTTGGTTTCCTCAAAGTCTCCAACATAAATTGCCTCAATCGTATTCGAGAGTACATATGGAAGTTTTTTCTCAACCGACGAGATAATCTCCGTCATATTGATGTCTTGATGTGCGAATGGCTGCAAGATTTGGACAGGAATCTTATTCCACAATGTATATTCTTTTCTTTCTCTCAACGACCTACGAAATGAATTTGCGATGGCGGCGTCGATACCCTTCCTATGTTCCATTTTTCTTCTCTTCTTGGTGGGCATTCCAGCCTGTCTGAATGTCCTCCAATCCTTGCTCGTATCCACGGAGCCAATTCTCCTCGGCGAGAGCAAAGACAAGCTCAGGAAAATCGTCGGCGAGGACATCGATGACCATTTGAAGGGTTACTTCCCCATTTTCAGGGTCCATTTTCCCGCCAACATACTCAACAACAATCTCCTTCAGGTCATTGTCTTCCTTCACTGGACTCTCTAAGTCCCTATTTCTAAAACGTGCTGTTCGTCTAAAAACGTCATTTACTATCTCCTTTGAATCTTTCACGAATTCTTTAAAAAATGTTTTATACCAAAAGTTCCCAATCGCAGCAGAAATGCCAACGGAAAAATAGCTGGCCAACATTGTACAATAGATGATGTCCCTAATGTTGTGCTTCATTTTCCTCATAGGATCTTTGCTGCCAAAGTTGCGACTTTTGATCGCTCTCCTCGGAGCAGCGTTATATGCCCTGCCAAATCGTGGTCCTTGAACTTTTCCAGTGCATACGACAAGCCATTTGTAAGCTCATCCAAATAAATTGTGTCTATCTGCTCAATATCACCAGTCAAGATAATCTTTGAATTCTCGCCGACACGAGTAATGATAGTTTTCAACTCGTGCTGCGTCAAATTTTGAGCCTCATCGATGATGATGTAGGTATTCGCTATAGATCTCCCACGAATGTATGTCAATGCTTCTATCTCTATTGTACCAGTTTCAAGGTACATTTGTAAAGTAACTTTGTCTGAGTTCATAAGAAATCGTAGATTATCTTGGATTGGAGCAAGCCAAGGTGCCATCTTCTCTTCAACAGTGCCGGGCAGGAACCCAATGTCCCTTCCCATTGGCTGAACGGGCTTGGCGACCACAACACGTTTGTATCCTGTCTCATCGTGACCATTTATAACCTGTTCGAGACCTGCTGCTAAGGCGCACAATGTCTTCCCTGATCCGGCTTGACCGACGAGAGTAACAATGGGTATATTCCTGTCCATAAGCAAATCAAATGCGAAAGACTGCTCTTTATTGCGTGGGCGGATTCCCCAAACGCCCTCTTTATATCTCACAACCCTCCTCAATGGGCGATTGTATCCTGGGTATTTAGCCAAAGCAGTCCTCTTCTCATTGACATTGGAAACCAACATCACAAACTGATTTGGATAGAAGTCTTTTAACCTTTCTTCTTCCAGGCATATCTCGCCATTGGCATAGAACTGCTCAATCATCTGATCGTCGACGAGAATGTCGACAAAACCCCTATAAAGGTCCGTGCTTGCTTTTACAAGCTTTCCGACAGTGTAATCTTCGGCAGGAATACCGAATGAATCACACTTCACTCGCATATTGATGTCACGAGATGCTATGATGACTTTTCTTTCAGGAGTCTCTTTCTGTTCTGCCAGAGCAACAGAAATAATTTTGTTGTCGGGGTTTTCGAACGGGTAATCTGCCGGGAGAACCTCTGAGTTAGCAGGGGCACAGCGGACCAATCCGCAGCCCTTTCTGATTCTCACCCCTTTGGTCAAATCTCCAGAAGCACGAAGACCATCAAGAAACTTGATGAAGTTCCTTGCATGATTTCCCACAGTGTCTTGTCGTTTTTTGTGCTTGTCTATCTCCTCAAGAACCTTCAAGGGAATAATAATGTCATTATACCCATATGAGAAGATGGATTGCCAATCGGTGAGATAAACGCTGGTGTCTAGCACGTATGTTTTCTTTGCCATTTATCCTCTGTTATCCAATAAATCTAAAAGTAAATAGTAAAATCATCTGTTTATTCATACTTACTTTAGAAGACTTTTCAAGGAGGTGCTTATACAGTGAAGGCAAAAACTTTATTTTTCTGCTTGATCTTCTTTGGATTGAGCGGCTGTGCAGCGATAAGTGGGTGCACAGTAGAAGGAAAAGGGGAGCAAAATGTTCCACGTGATTCTTTCGTACAAATCTCAAATTCCACTTATATGAAAATTTGCGATGCAGAAAACCCAGATGTGTGTTTCGAGGATCGCTCAAGATCAGTTGGTTCAGGAGCAGTATTCAGACATAGCGGAGATCATACTTTCGTTTTGACAGCTGCTCATGTCTGTGAGAGTCAAAGAAGAGCCAAGTTAATTGAAGAGGGGGAAAAGGACCCTACTGTAATCTTTACCGCAGAAAAGAGATTACAAACAATTGCACTGAATGGTGCTGAATATGATGCTGAAATATTGAGCCTCGACCACGAAATCGACACTTGCGTTTTGATAACTGAACGTGTTGGAATTCCTGTCGCTCAGATTTCTAAATCCCCTGTTCAAGAAGGAGAGAAGGTTTGGAACGTAGCAGCCCCCCTCGGGCTCTTCGATACAAACACTGTCTCCATTCTTGAAGGTTATTACTCTGGGGCTATGCCCAACATTGAGAGAAGTGCGGTCCTTTATTCCATTCCAGTCGCACCTGGCTCATCTGGTAGTCCTATTTTCAATAGCAGGGGAGAGATTGTAGGCATGGTACATTCCGTCTATACGAGGTTCCATCATCAATCCCTATCTCCAAGTTGGCATGACTTGCGAAACTTCCTTCAGGATGCTGTTTGGACCTACAATCGGAAGTATAATTAGGGCAAAAAAAACTTTTTTCTTGAGAAAGACCGTCATTTTTGGCGGTTTTTTTCTTTTTTATCCTCGACTTGCGGTATAAGCAGTAACTACGCCACGAAGCGTTGCAGGTCCCTTTATCACCCTTGAAAATGGAACATAAGGGACAGTTCTGTCATACTGTCGAGAGATTTGTGCGACATCCGTGGAGACAATGATATAGTCTTTTCTGTCCGTGGCGGCGTCTTGGATTGGAATGTCTGGGAGCGGAGGAGTGGGAGTGACGGGTGTTACGTCTCTTCCTGTTCCGCCGTTGTACAACAGTGAGACGTCTGCGGGCTGGAGCGCTTCGTTGAAGATGGCGACCTCGTCTATGTCTGCTATACAGGGGTCAATAGCGGGGTCATTTCTGTTGTCTTTTCCTATCCCAAGGTTCCTAAATGGACTAACTCCCTGTGCGGCACCTGCGATAGGTGATGTGTTGATGATCCTCCCGCCTCGGCATGAAGTGTTTGCCCCGCCACCGCTTATCTGAACCCCGTCCACATAGGAGTGGAGAAACTCACCATCAAAAGCAAGAACATAATGGTGCCAGTTCCCATCTGCATTAATTTCAGCCCTGCAAGACTTCCAGGTAAATGGCGAAAGACCACCTCCCTGAATCTGGGGCACCCACCATTTTGAATCGTTCAATAACGTCCACCCAAGAGGGACGTGGGGAGCAGCGTGAGAATTTTGATGTGCTATATATGATTTGGTTGGGGTAATAACAGTTGGGTCAGTTGTCTTGATCCACAGAGAGATTGTAACTTGATTAGATCTCACCCAAGGGCCAATGTTCACTGCATATAAATCGTTGTACACATAGTCGTCCCCATCGAACTCCACGGCGGCGGTCCCGCTGGCCAATGTTGACGAAACAAAAGTTGGGTCACCGGTGGTAGTAGCAGAGTTATAGGAATTGCCGCTGCTGTCTGAATAGTTATTCTCGAACCTAAAATAAGTTCTAATAGTATCAAGCCCTGTCTTTGGAGAAACAGACAAAGCCAACCCGGTTCCGCCATTATAAAGCGTTGAGATGTCAGCACCACTTAGCGCCTCGTCCCAAATAGTAAATTGATCTACCTGTCCATCCCAACCATTGGAGACAACAGGGAATGCGATATTTGGACCACCTATAATACAATAGTCAGTGTTGAGGGTTCCCCCAACAATTCCTCCAGCGAGAGGAGCGTCGTCTATCTCGACCCCGTCAAAATACGACCTCATGGTCGAGCCGTCATATGTAAAAGCATAGTGATGCCAGTCACTATCCGGCACCCCAGAAGTATTTCTTCCGTTGTCGATAGAAGTGAAGGATACTCCATTTCCTAAATGCCATCCTCCGCCATCGTGGATGCCGACATTGGCACCCTCTTTCCCGACGATGTACTCGGAGGCCCCTGCACCGACGGTGCGCCTGGCCCAATAGGCAATCGTTATAGTCGTCATTGCCGACCAACCAGTGTCCATAGCTGGAATATAGGTCGGGTTCAGGCTTGCGCAGTGAAGCGAATATGAACCAACTTTCCCCGGACTGGTCACGGTGGGGAGGCCGTGGGCTGGTGCGCAGTGTCGATTGTTTCCTGAACTGTCGTTCCATGACGTCCTCGTGTCAGCCGAAAAACCTGTCGAGTCGGCAGGAAACGTAAGATATAGAAATGGTGTATTTAATGGCATTTTATTTTCTTTATAAAAACTGGAGGAGCAGGATTCGAACCTGCATGAAGAACCCTAGAAATTCTCCGCTGCCGAGACCGGACAGTGCGTCTGCCAATTCCGCCACCCTCCATCACTTCTTCTGTCTAAGGACGTTTCTTACTAAATAGAGTGTCAGAACATTTACAACCAAAAGTCCAATCAAGATAACAAAGGCGTCAAATTCCGTCATAATGGAGATGCCGAGAGTCGAACTCGGGTCCACAACACACTCCACAAAGAGTCATTCACAAGTTTGTCTGGTTTACTATCACAAACCAAAAAAGATAGACAGTGTTCTCACCTGTGCTTACTGTCTTGTCGCACTCCACCTCTGACGAGGGAACCATTTTGATTTTTTATTTCTGTGAATCACCACCTATCTGATATTCTTTAACAAGGTCACCAGANACCCCGCAAGATTAAGCCGCTAAGGCGAATTCTTGAAGTTCAACGTTATCGTTGGCATTTAACACTTTGCAACATTATCAGGTCATATGTTACCGTTGACCACTTGCACTCATTGCTTCGCTTGCCATGTCGAAGCCGTATCATCCCCAATTTTCAAAGATCAAAAAAAAATGCTTATGATTAGTGGGTTTCTCGGGTCACCACTATACTATCCTCTCTTTCACTGGAGCTATAAGGTCATTCTCTACCAACCAACAATCACTTTGTGTCGCTCCCCTTCGTTAGAGGCATGGAAGGAAAATCCTAGTGTAAAATAAATCATAAGCGCCCAAGTATTGCTATACTTTGAGTATAAACTAAATAGTCACAAGAGTAAAGTATCAAGCTTCTTTTTCATCAGTAAAAAAAGTTTCGGAGCCATATTCCCTGAGTAGTCTAACGAAGTCAGCTTTGTCCAATCCCAAAAGTCGAACTGCTTCCAATTTCGTTCTTGTCACTGATAGTGCCCACTTGAGAGTGGCATCCTTTGCGATGTTGCCAAGACTTCTCCAAATCTGATAACCAAACATATAGTTTCCGGCAGCCTTGACTGCGAGTTCTAATTTTAGGGCTATGACCTCTTCGAGGCTGAGTGCTTCCAATTTGAGTTGGAATGCTTTGTCAATCTTTTTTTCTTTCTCTAGCTTCTTAATGACTGAATAGTATTTATTCTTCCCGTAGACTCTTCTCTTTTTCTTCCAAGTCATTAATCAACCCCAAGAGGGCATAGCCCATAATGTCCTGCCACGGACTTTCACCGAAAGCATCTGAATCGTTGGCGATACGAAACAATTTATCTACAACCCTGACGGTGGCTAATACATTCAGATATTTATCTACTGGTATTCCATCAGGATAGAGAATCTTTAAAATTTCTTTTGACTTCTTGAAAGCTTTACCATAAGCTTTCTCTTTTTCATTTACTAGTTCTGATACTTCTAGTGAAGTTTTATTATAGATATTAGATTCTATATTTTTCATATACTCTTAGTTGATAATCTATAGATAAGAATTATAGTTAATAAGAATACAAAGAATAAAGATAACAAGTTCTAAGTTAGAAAGTTTTAAGTTATATAAGTTCTAAGTTAGAAAGTTTTAAGTTATATATCCATTATACTGCTAAGAATAGCACAGGAATTTTTGGTTGTAAAGAAAAAAATCAAATAAATTCTTCTTCTGCCTCAACCTCTTGTGCTGCTTCGGCTTCCTCATACGAAGGAGTAGTTGGCTCTTCTATCTCAACTTGAAGCTCATTTTCGAACTTGTCGAAGTAAAGTTTCAAGTTGGTCACAAGATATTCAGAGAAGACATCTTGGTCTTCTGGATTCGATAAAAGTCCAAATGCATCAGCAATTTGTTTCTCCACTTTCTTGAATGTCATCTCAGCAAAGTTTCTTCCAGTGACATCCTCACCAGGAATCCCAAAAGCATCTTCAACTTCAGGTTCTGTCTCTTCAATATCAATGAACTTATCTTCTCCAACCTCTAAGTCTTCAGCATCGACATCTATGTTGACATCGATAGCTTCTTCCTCTTCTAGAAGTTCCGAACCGAAATCGAAATAAGCATAATCCTCAGCCAGCTCCTCTTCTTCTAGCTCCTCATCTACGTCATCGACAACTTGAAGTGGCGCAAGAGTATCTTCCACAGCTTTGATGATATGTGATCGAAACGACGCTCTTTGTTCTTCAGAAGTTGTCAAGTCTTTATAGTCATCTTTGATGACGGGGATAATTTTCTTGAGTAGATCCTCAAGAGTATTGATTCCAGTTGAGAAGTGAGGAGTGTTCGGAATAGCAGCCTCACTTAAGACTTTCTTGATTGCATATCGAATAACTTCACGAAGAGCATTCTCTTCTTCTATCTCAGCAATAAGCTCTTCACGATCAATCAAATGATCTTTTTCTTTTTTGCCACATGGAGCAGGTGCCCCTGCGACAGCCCCAGCAGCCATAGCACTCATTTCTTCAACTTTCATTGATTTACCCTTCATTTGTTTTGTTTTCTTCGGTCTTTGTTTTGGTTTTTCTGGTTCTTGTGGTGGTTTTCTTTGTAGTCGTACCAGTTTTCTTGGTTGTTGTTCCTTTTTTCTTGGTCGTTGTGGGCTTTTTCCGAGTTCTTTTCGGTTTTTCAGCAGTATTTGCTAAATTTTCACCTTCGGGTGTGTTATCCGACTCTAGGGTCGCATCCACCACTGTAAGTTCAGAAGTTGTCAAATTTAGCTCATTTTTCACCTCTAACGGCGCTTTTTGCGGCTTTTCCAACTCTGTTTTCTTAGCTTTCAAGGTATTTTCCGTCAAATTCGCCGTATTTCCAGTATTTTCAACGGTTTCGGCGACATTTCCAGTGTTTTTTTTGTTTTGAGCAGCCAGAAGTGCCTTTCTGCGCTCAACTTTCACTCTTTTTTTGAATCTCATCGGTTTCTCCTATATTTTTGGACAGTTAGAAGAGAAAAAATGAAAAAAATCATTTTTTTTCTTGACAAGTAGCGAATTAGTGTTTAGTATTAGTCTTTAGTAGTGAAAACTTACTTAATCCAACGACTTACAAGACGCTCATATAGCAAATTTTCTCTTTGGATGTAGACTTCATCCAATCTTTCGCCTGCTTCTTGGAGTCTGAAGGTTTTTTCTTGCAAAGTTTCTTCTTCCTCGACGTTAAGATCGAGTTCTGCTTCTTCTTTGAGCTTTTTAGTTCTAGTTCCGTAGTCCCCATAGGCATCATCACGGCGATCCTTATATGATTGCTTCTTTGTGGACTCTTTCCCGTCTTTCATACCGAGCGATTCATCGTCTTTGTCTTTTTCACCTTGCTCTTCTTTGAGCTTTTTTGTCCTGGTGCCATAGTCTCCATAGGCATCATCACGTCGGTCTTTATATGATTGCTTCTTTGTGGATTCTTTGCCGTCTTTCATGCTAAGAGATTCATCATCTTTGTCTTTTTCGCCTTGTTTTTCCTGCAAAGCACCACCCATAGCATGCGACTCTTTGCGACGGTCTTTGTAGTCTTGTTTTTTCTTTCCGTCTTTGTCTAGAAGGCGATAATCTTCGTCTTCATCATTAGGATGTTTTTCGCCATATGGCTTATCGGCTCTGGCTTTGTCTGCCATACCTTTTCTTTCCATCCCATACGCCTCTTCTTTACGATCCATGGCGTTTTGTTTTTCATTTACTGCTTGATTTTGCTTGAGACTGATATAATTTTCTACCAATTTCACAAGCTCNCCAATTGAAAGNGNCTCAAACTGTGTTTTTTGNTTGTCATTCAGCCTGCTATGGGCCTCGACAATCATTTTTGCCATTTTACTGTTGACTTTTACGTCTCCGAATACGCCTGTCTTCTTGTTTTCCGCAAGAAACTCAAGCTTCTTTACCATTTTACTCATTTTTTTCTCCTCTGTTAATGAATTTTGTTGTATTCCTTGGTCTGTCCAATCCCTAAAACACATATTACCTAATAAGTATGCTTCTTTTTCCATTTCTCTTAGATGTAAGTTGGATTGTGCGTATCCTTCTCCCATATCCATTTGACTTAGGTCGTCAAATTTTCCATCGCACGCTTGTTTGTGATGAACAAGCTCGTGCGAAATGGATCGTAAAATATCTTTTGGATGTCGATTCGTGACAAATACTGTTATTTCGTTGTCTCTTGGCGAATAATGCGCCGTTTTGCCGAGCATATCTTCGGCATTCTCGTGGTCATCCGCCAGTCTTAGCTTGGTGTCCTTGTCAAAGCCCATATATTGCTTTGCGTAAGGATAAAATTCTCTGATGAGAGTCGCTAATTGTTTATTTTGGCTCATCTTTTGCGAAGCCTTTCCATAAGGACTTCTTGTAATTTGGCCTCATTGACCTGGAGTCCTTTCTTTCTAAACCAAGGTTTTAATTTTTTTAGAATCTGTGTAATCTGTTGAGGGTCGAGACCAAGAGCCTTTTTGTTCATAGCCAAAAGGCTTTGCAATCCGGCCCCTTTTTTGCCTTTGAATAAGTTGACTCCCCGAACTGATCCTGGTTCTGGTGCTTTTGGGAGTTTAACGCCGCCGGATGTCTTTTTATTTTTCTCTTTTTTGTCTTCTTTGTCCGACGCCCGAAGTGCTTCGGGTGCGGAAGGTTCATCTTTTTGGGCGGCTCTCTTAAGTTGATTTGGATTTGGGCAAGTATCGTCCGCCGGTTCTGTTAGTTTCTTGGTAGACAGAAGCTGCCCTTCTGGATCTTGTCCTTTTTTGGGGTCACAAGTATTTGGGTCAACGGTGACCCCCTTTTCGAACCCTGGGCTGCTCGGCGCATCAACAATTTGCTTGATGCTTTCTTTGCCTTTTTTGCTTGTATATACAAATCTATCGCCGACTTGAATTTTGCCCTTCTCAAGGAGAATCCTGTCCACGGCTTCTTCGAGCTTTCCTTCTGCTATTTTGAATCCTTGAGACTTCAATTGAAGCTTGACAAATTTCAAAATGAGATTTTTGACCTGCGGAGATACGCTTAAGTTTTTATCGAGATAGCTTCTTAACCCTACTCCTTTCTTACCTTTATAGAGAGGAATAGTCTCTTCGCTTTCTGTACCTTTGACTATAGAGATTCCTGATTCTCCTTTGTCATCCTTGTCTGCGTCGCTATCTACGGCAGCATCAACAACATCTGCTTCTTCTCCTGGGAGTTTATCGGCGACTTGATCGATCGCTCCTTGTATTTCTGGTCCAGCTGTTTTAAGTATCTTAGCGAAATCTTCTGCCGTGGAATCGGGCTCTAGCTTGCCATCCCATGCGTCTTTAAGCCACTTGCCGGCTCCTTTGACTTTGCCTGACACTCCTCTTGCTATGGCTTTCAGTAAAGTTCCGAGCCCTTCATCAAGGATATCTTTATTTTCGTTCAAAAGCTCAGTCAGCTCTTGTTGGTATTGTTCCCTATTCATTATAAATCTCCTATAAGATACAGAAATCTATAATAAATAGTAAGAAACCCCGGAAAAATCCGGGGTTCTTTTCACATCTGTATAATAATCACAGAAGGTGTCTTTTCCTCTTCCTCTTTTTCTCTGTATCTCTCTTCGAGATAGCAAGGAGGTTGAGGTGCGTAGAGTGGTATTTGAACCGGCTCTGCCGCTTTTTCTTTTTTCTTGACCTCTTCGATGATTAAGACGTCAATTGGTATTTCCATCTAAGCTCCCCCATGGTTATGAGATACCGACAATAGCATAGTAAAGATTTTTATCCATGCTTTTCAGTATCCGTTCTACCGTATGTGCGTTATAGTCAACGATCATACTACAAAGTAAGTAGCGTGCCGTAATCGGTTTGAGAACATTAAATGTTCTTATCATACTCGACACCTGAGCATCGCTCATTTCAAGGTTGTTCATCTTCGTATCTTTGTTGAGATTCTTGACGAGGTTGTAAACCTTGTTGACGTGAACCATCGTAAATGGTTTGATTGCTGCCATTATTGCTCCTTGTTGTTGAAATGAAACCAGTATTTCCGGTAGAACCCCGTGGGGTAAAATTTATTTTTTCTGTCTGTCCACTTGTAAAGTGTTCCGAACTCTGCCCATATCCAACCGTCATCATCAGTAAGCCGATAGCCACGAAAGTTTTTGTATCCTTCGATTGTCGACCCCAGATGGTTTTCAAAGTTGTTCGAGAACTTCACTTTGATATTAGCTAGAACTTCGGTGTCGATTGGATGTCCTCTAGTTAGGGAAAATCCATTTAGAAATGTGCATCGCACTTCGTCTATTGTTTCGTAATCGATGGGCGATGAGTTGTTCATGCCGTAGAGAAAAGATTTTTTGTAGAGGATGTTCAATGAAAACTTGTTGCCTTCATATCCTAGTAATACTATACCACCATCTATCCCACTTGTCAACTGATTTCTTCTAGGTGGGACAACACCATAGAAGTCATAGTCAATCCCGTTGATAAGAATTGCTTTTTTCGATAATTGTGCCCGTTACATTGTTCGGGCTGTATATGAATGGACGTTTGCTCAAGCATAACTCCTCCTAATGATAACTAGGATTTTTTTTCGTAAAAATAAAAAAAAATACCTGACCCTAGAATACTGGAGGACCTACCTATCGTAATTCGCCAAAAAGACATCACACCAATGTGCTTCTGTGGGCGGCAATCCCAAGCTCATCTGGTATCGTTTAAGTTCCAGACAAAAGTCCAAACAAAGATTCACATCACCCAGCCAGCACAGCTGGTCTTNCTCGAACCTTGATTCGGGCTCTTTGATGACNTAANCATCGTAAGGAAATTTTTTTATTTCACCGTTGATATANGCGTCGTTAGAAGTGAATGGCTCCGGTTGCTCCAGCCCACCTCCACAACTCACAGAGCAGTAAAAAAATAGCAATAATATGGCAAATTTTAGTTTCATCAGCTAGATATGAGCTTGTCATACAACCTCTTCGTTAGAATGTCAATATCGTTGTTATTATTCGGGAATTTTCAGCTTACTTACGATTGCTGAGTACAACTTCAAGACAGCAATCTTGTCTTTTTTTTCGTTTTCGTTTCTGATCGGTAACCTCAAGGTTCTCAATATGGATTCCGAGCTTTTCACCGTCTGCCAAACTTCAGCAAGAAGTTTCTCATATCTTCTTGCCTGGTTTCGGTAGCGCTCTGCTACGGTCTCTTTGTTATCAAAAGATTTCAAATCATCAAGCATGTCGCTCCAATCTGGTGGTGTCATCCCCATCATAAGTCAAGTAATACTCCTACGTTAATAAATAAATCTCCATCAAACTTGGGCTTCTTTAGCGATCCAACTGGTCTCATCACATAAACCATGGAAACATATCCGTCCAAGTCATCGAGAACTTCATAGCTGAAAGATTGCATAACCTCCCAACACCATTGCTTCTTNATGGTCCCTTGCGGAACAGACAAAGAAACTAAATTTTTGATGTTGAGGTCGCCAACAATCTCTATTCTTGCTCCAAAGCCCGAATGGACCTCAAAACCTTCAAACTCTTGTTGGAAAAAAAGATAGTCAAGACTTGCGACGAGCCAAATATCTTTTTCTCTTTGTCCTCTTCTTGTCCAACGCCACTCTTCTTCGAGCCACGTGACAGAAAAGTAATAGGGGTTCTCCGTAGATTGAACCCCTATCGTAAATCCCCACAATTTGGCATCTTTGGTCAATTGCGATGAATGAGTCACCGACATCCTTGTATCGCTATGTGCGAGGTTGGACATAAGTATACACGCTGCTAGGACTAGCCAAAAAACGAGGGGTTTTATTTTCACACATTTATCCGCCTAGAATGGAGATAGCAGATTATGCTTCATAAATAACTATGACGGACAGTGCTTTATTTGAGAAAATCTTTTATTTTTTCATACTTTTCTTTGGTAACTTTATGTTTTTCGCCAGAAACTGTGATGAACACCATCTCTCTGTGCATATCACGATGAGACATAAAACCAAAGACCAAGCATCCAATTATCGAACAAGTGTATAGGGAGATGTTTATGAGCGCCCATCCATGGGCGCCCACAAGAATCGTGATTGCTGTCGAGCAAAAAAGAATTTTTGCGATGACAAACAATACTCCTGCGATTTTGGCATTCGTGTTCAACCTTGAAATCCAACCAAAATCTAGATCAATTCCTCCATCCTTCATTTAGAAATCTTGAAACAGTGAGGACCTGAGCGGAATCCTTTTGTTGAAATCATAAAGTCAACCCCTTCTCTGCCGGGGTCAACTGCCTCGATGAAGCCTCTGGAGCGAGTGATTAAGGATGCGACGTCTTTGTTGTCGCTCCAAAAACGAACATATCCGTCTTTGGCATCAAGCTTGTGCCAATTGACGAAAGTTTCGCTGTCTGGACCACCGGCTTTACCGGCATAGTCCTTCTGCAGCTTGTCAAGGGTTTTATCAAATTTTTTCGTTCCCTTTTTAATCCACATTCGCATTCCCCCTCCTATATTATGGGTTTTGTGGAACATATTTGATGGACAGTAAAAAGAAGTCTATCCAACTATTTATTATACATAACGGGTCCACCAAGATTCGAACTTGGAACGGAAGATTAGAAATCTACTGTGATATCCCTTTCACCATGGACCCTTGATTATTATTATAAATGCTCAAAAGAGGAAAGTAAATGAAAACCTGTTCAGCTTGTAATAAAAGTCTAAATGAGGATCAGTTTTATCGTAGAAACTCCACAAGACTTCAATCCAAATGCAAAGACTGCTTTAATGATTATTGCACTAATCGATGGAGATTGCGTAAAGAAATGGCTGTCGAGTACAAAGGCGGCCAGTGTGAAGATTGTAAAACTTCATATCCTATGCCGGTATTTGAGTTTCATCACTTAGACCCTTCTCAAAAAGAGTTTACCTGGACTAAAATGCGACTTGTTAGTGACGCCAAATTGTATAAAGAACTTGACAAGTGTGCTCTATTATGTGCAAATTGTCACCGCATTAGGCACTACAGCGAGCGCTGATGGGCTCACTTGGGTTCGAACCAAGGACCGACGGATTATGAGTCCGTTGCTCTAACCAACTGAGCTATGAGCCCAAAATGCCTGAAGAAGGACTCGAACCATCGACCTACTGATTACAAATCAGTTGCTCTACCAACTGAGCTATTCAGGCAACCTTATGAACACATTATAGCACATCTACATGAGATGTCAACAACAAAGTTGTCAAAACGACAACAAATGTCCATAAAGTGGCAATCAACACATACACGAACTTGTCATACTCTGATTTCTCAACTTTCCCGTCAATAGAGAGTTGCCAATGGAGATTCTGGACGTGGTAGTGGTTTGTGACATTGCCCTCTTTGTGAATCAGTTCAAAGCCCATCTTTTCTTGTGACAGGCTCAGGCGATTTCTCAAAGAATTGTTGACAAGTGAACTCTGGAAGTTCCAATGTGGTTTCCTTTTGCCCACGGATTTGCTCCTCATCAGGAAGGACCAGAGTGATTGGTTTTCTTTTTTTCATTTTCTTAAGCAGATAGCAGTAGCGACAATATAGGCAGCACACCAAAGACCCGAAACAAGAGCTTGTGTCATATCTTGCAGTGGTCCTCCGTCGAGCGAGTTAATTGCACCAGTCGCCACGAAGTAAAACAACAGCGAAGCAAGTCCAAACAGGATTGCTGGGTTGATATTCCAGACTTTCGTAAAAAATGCTTTGACTTTATCCATAAATACATCACCTCCTTTATATTCTATTGTATGATAACACCTCTAGAATGTAAAGTCAAGGATTATTTCAACTTCGCCAATCGATAAAGGAAGTCTTGGACTTCTGCGATTTGTTTTTCTTCATCTTGAGCAGGTTCGAGTTCTTTCAATCTCTTGGCAAAGGCATTGTACACAATGTCCTTCAGTGGTCCATCCTCTGATGCGTCAAAGTTTGTCAACAGTTTCTTCAAAGTGGCAACGCACGATTTTGGATCATCAACATCGCTGTAAAACTCAGGGTCGGTTCTTAGTCCAAGAGCAGAACCAATGAGGTCGAAATTGAAGTTCGGCAAACAATCTCCGTTGCCTCCCTTCCCTGCTATTTTGACTCCTGCCGCCTTTAGAATGCCAATTTTGATGTCAAGACCGATTTCTCTTTTGAGGGCATTGGTAAGCTCTTTTGCTTTTTTGTGATCACGAGTATGATAGACAATATCTCCATCATCATCTTTTCTTATTGTCCCTTCTGGGAACTTATCAGTGGGATTTACAAACATAAGGACTGAACTTTCTTCTGGATAGATTTTTATTTGTTCAAGTTCATCATCTTCTGCGTAGCCTTCTGTGTCGAATTCCCACCCGTAGTAAGTCAACTCGGCGTCTTCAAGTTCCTGGTGAAGTTGATAAAGAGGTTGCTTCGGGATAAATCCATTTTGTTTCATCCATCGTTTGAACTGGGGTTCTAGAGCAGAGTCTGCCCAGTCGTCCACTTGCTCCATTGCGTCGAGTGTCTGAGAAAAATCTTCTGCATCCGTAGCATAATTTCCACCGTGCGGGACGAAACCAGCCTGCATAAGTCGTGCTTCGATGTCGTAAAACTCTGGGCGGTCCCTGTCTGGTGCGAAAAGTCTGCTGCGATGATCTGTGTCATCAAACCATACTTCTTCATCCCTGTACCTTCCATAGTTTTCATCGACTTGAGCGAAAAAATGACTTATGCTTCGGTTGATTTCCATAAGTTTGTCGAGCTGTTCGCTGCGCCACTCTTTGCTTCCTATTTCGTGAGGAGAGTCTGCCATGATCTCTGGCAAATGAAGGCGTGTATCTAACTCGCCGACCCAATCTATATAAAAACCTTCTCCGCCGTCATTGACAGCGTATCCTTGATACGTTGGCTGAACGTTGACGTGTCCATTGCGATTGTTGAAATGTTCGGCATATGCTTGTGCATTTGCCTCTTCTTGTGCTATTTGTGCTTCAATGCCGGGCTCTGTCAACCCCATACTCAACACCATTTCTTCTATGTCTCTGGATTGCTCCGGGCTGCCAAACGATGCCACATCCATATCCATAAAGAACTTATCAAAAAGAACTTTTGCAATGGTGTCGGAATAAGTCCCGCCATAGCGAATCCAGCTGTCGAGATTGATATCATTATCACTGTCGACTTTGACTTTCTGCATCAAGTCGCTTTGATTTCTTCGCAACCACTGGAGAACAGAGTTCTTAAATCCGGGAAGGCTTTTCCCATAAACTCTATCTTCGGGGATTGCCAATTCTATCTCTTCTTCTGGTGAAAAGAATTTCCTCATTCGAAGACGAGAAACAGGGTTTATGCCCTCCACTCCTCGACCTCTATCAACAAAAATTTCTTCTCCTTTGAGTTCATCAATGTCAACCTTTTCCCGCTCACCATCAGCTCCAACAGGACCATCGCTCAGAACCTCTTCCAATTCGTCATTTGGAACAACATAGGCGATGCCACCGCCCTGATGTGCTTCTGCGACAGCACAATGGAAATATTGCCCTGTTCCTCCACGGGACGAAGGAGAATGACAAGATTGTATATCATCAAAATCGCTCATTCTCAGAACGTCTGTTGGGTCTCTTGAGATGACGATAGAGTATTTTGGGTGCTTCTCGAACTTGTAAGATTCAGGGTCTTTTCTGAACTCTGACGAGTTGTTCACCCACCACTTTTGGATTTTTTTTATTTCGTCGAAGGCTCTCTCGTTTGCATCATTGTAGAGCTTGAGCTTATCGTCAAATTCTTTTTGGTTTCTTACATGAAGCATTCCGTCACGCTTTAATGGTCCCGAAAACTTGGGTTGTATCTTCTCCAGCTCGTCAGACCATTCATGATACAGCTCCCTTGCTGCTGCTTCGTCTTTTTCGAACCATTTGTCGTCTTTGAAGAGCTTTGCGTATTTTTCTTCGTATTTCTCAGTGATTTTGTCCGCATCTTCAGATTTATCAATAAGATTTTGCAGAACTTTCCCGATTTTCGCTTGTTTTTTGGAAATTCTTTTTTTGCCTTGCCACTCCTTCTCTATCTGCTTTGTGGCAATGCCTTTGGACCAGTCCCACTCGTCATATCCTTGAAATTTTAGATACTTTTCTAGATCGTCTACTCTTTTGCTTGGTTTCTCCTTTCGTCATCATTGGGAGAACAATTCTTGTTCTGTCTCCGAACAGATGATTGAAGGGCATCTTATCTGGGTCCATTTCCGCAATGCTGTCCAAAATGGGACTCAAGCTCTTCTTCGGTTATCTCACGGAGTAGACTGGTGCCTTCTTCCTTGCTTTCTGTGAGGAAGCTGCGCCAATTTTTCATAAATTTCATTTTATCACCTCGGGACTGGTATCCACTTAAATAGTATTTTCAATTCTTTTGTGCTCAACAGGGAGCCGCCAATGCGAAGAGTTGGCCTGGCCCCTTCATAGGTCACTTCCACTGACCTCTGTGGATAGAACGCACGATGAATATCGGCAATCATCTGTAATCGGTCTTCTTCTGTCATACAAAAACCCTCTCCTATAAATAGAAAAGGCGGGACACAAATCCCGCCTTTTTCGTAAATATTCTTATTTTTACAAAAGAGCTGTCTTTATCATCTCATAACAAACCCTATAGGGGTCTGCATTGGCATTCGGTCTTCTATCCTCAAGATATCCTTTACCCTCAAGAGCCACGTTCTGGGGGATTCTAACGCTTGCTGTTCTATCTGCAACTCCCCACTTGAAATCACGATAAGAGCAAGTTTCGTGTGCTCCTGTCAAGCGAGATTCATAATCGTCGCCATAAGCCTCAAGGTGTTGTCGAACCCGTTCTCCAAGTTTATTGCAAAAGCTTTCAATATGCAAAATACCCTCAAAGTTTCGCATATTCTGCGTAGAAAAATTGGTGTGCATCCCTGCCCCATTCCAGTCCCCACGAGCAGGCTTAGGTTCAAAACTTACCACAATGTTGTGTTTTTCTGCCGTTCTTTGGAGGATCCAACGAGCAAGCCAGAGGTGGTCTGACGCTTTGAGAGGGTCCGCTGCTCCAACTTGAACTTCCGCTTGCCCTGGCATAACTTCCCAATTGAATCCGGACACTTCGAGACCTGCTGCCAGACAATGCTGCATGAACTCTTCATAGACTTCTCTGCCAAAAATGTTGCCTGCTCCGACAGCACAATAATATTGTCCTTGGGGTGATGGAAATCCGTTTTCTGGGAATCCATAAGGAGTTCCATCGGTTCTCAAGAAAGTATATTCCTGTTCAAAGCCAAAAAGACTTCGAAGGTCGTTCCCGCCTTTTGACAAAATCTCTGACAAGGTGTATCGGGTGTTCGTGGAATGTGCCGTCCCATCTGGGTTCCACACATCGCACATCACCAATAAATCGTTTTCTGACAAAAATGGATGACGCACAACACGAACAGGAGAGATAATAATGTCTGAGCTATCTCCCTCGGCTTGGTTTGTGGAAGAGCCATCCGCTCCCCAATCGGGAAGGTCTCTCACTCTTGGTCTAACCTCTTTTGACAAAACTTTTATTTTTGACCTAACACTTGGACTGGGGCTAACCCCGTCAACCCATACATACTCTGCTAATCTCGGTTTTGAATTTGACATATTTCTCCTTTAATTTCAGTAACTTACCAGATCCACCCTTTTGTCGTTCAACATATGATGGAGAACAAAAGAGCGGACTCTACCATTAGACAGCCACTTTACATCGACCCAGTCAATAAGGGCGCCTTCATCAAATAATGCTTTCTTGTATATTTTGATAACAATGCCGTGTCGAACCTCATCGGCGGTGTCCTGCCAAGACATATCCGAATAATCATAAGAGATGATTGAGCCGACTTTGACTTTCTTGGTTATCATGAGTGGTTTTATTTTATTGATATAGAAAGTGTATAGTTCTTTTGCTTTATTGCCTAATTTGCTATTATAGCACGAAACATAAGCAAAGTCAATGCTTTTTACTATATCACCCCTGATTCTCTTCGATACTTCCAGTATCGTCTTCTTCACTTCACGACTCTTCTAGTGGAGTTTCCTTATTTTTTAGTTCTTCACGAATAAGATCAACGATCAAGGAGAATTGCTTGTTTTCGTTTAATCCCATTTTCTTTTTTAAGGCGGCAAGAGCTTCATCTTCTTCGGCAGCTTTCTGTTTCAACGCAGCAAGAGCTTTTTCTTTTTGATATTCTGGGTCCTCATATGTGCCCACCAACTCTTCTGCTGCCTTTCTGCCTTCTTTTCTTTTCTGTCGCTCTTCACGACCCCTGAGAAGCCGGTCAAGTAAACCTTCTTCGACTTTCCCAGCTCTCATCATAATCAAGTCACGCAAGAGAGATTCTTGCTGGTCCGGGGAGAGGTCACTAAACCTGTCCTTGATTTCTTTTTTTGCCTCTGGCGCATCCCATCCATATGCCTTTTCTGGGTCCGTTGGCACTTTTCTGGTGTTCGGAACGAAACTAGCCAATGGCATCATTTCGTCAAGGTTCCCAATCTCTTCTTTGATAAGTTCCAATAGTCGTGTTTTCTTGATTTTCATTATTAGATGTCTCCTGCGTCTTTTCCTTTGGGTTGAATTGTGTTCATATAGAACGTTGCCATCCCTCTGACTGATGCGTCGCCGCTTTTCATGGCCTCTTTGGCGCAAGAAATGCTAGCTCCATCTTCGAAGCCATTTCTTTTGCACCAACTAGTGAATCTTCCTTTCTTCACTTCTTTTGGCCATTCCTGAAGAATCGCATTTTCTATCTCTTCTCTAATTATCTGTTTTAATTCAGATTTCTTGATTTTCATTAGTCGTCCAAGTCCATCGACAAGAGTGCCTGTTCAAAGTCTTCCTTTGCGGCGATCGCTGCATCCAAAGCACGCTTCAGGAGTCTTTTCTTGGCACCTTTCCACTGCTTCATTTTCATATTAGCAACTTTGTCTTCGAGCCTAGCAATGTTTGCCGGGTCAAGGAAATCTTCAACTTTGACAAGTTGAGTTTCGAGCCAATCTTCGCCTACATCACGAAGCGCTGCTCCGAATTCTTTCTCGTCATATCCGTATTCCTCTCCCAAAGTGGCCTTTTTCAACTCTTCTTTGATGATTTTTTTTAAGGTTGTCTTTTTGATTTTCATTATGAGAACTCCATTTATAATACAGTATACACAAGACAAGTCATCTTGTTCAGGATTCCAAATAAATAGTTTGAAAAATGTGCTTTATTTGATTATTTTTTATCAATAACGCCATCTGCCTTTAGCCTACCAAGATATGCATCAGGGTCTTCAACACCTTTTCTTCTTAGACAGTCGGCTTTTCCTTCCCAGGTTTTCAATTTTAGGCACTCTGACCTTTCCTCTTCTATCATAACTTGTTGAATTATTTCACGAATTTGCTCTTTGAGGGGGCAATTCAAGTTGCTTGTCGGAAGGAAGCGGTGGTTCTCCTCCATGAGAAAAGTCTCTCTTTGTCAGGAGCCCCTTGCGCAGGAGTGCATCGATAGGTGCTTCTGGGAACTCTTCTGAAATCCACCAGTCGGTGTTTTGCAACTCTCTCATAAAACCATGAAGCATTTCAATATCTTCAAAGCGGTGGTAATCCGAAAAAGAGACGCCCATTCTTTCACAAAAATCATCGGCGTCGCTTGAATCGGGGAAAAGCTCCTCTCGAACAAATTCTGCCAGAACTTCTCCAACGGCCTCGCAGAAATCTTCATCTTCAAGAGGGTTTTCATCATCTGATGCCCATTCTAGATGCGCAGGAATGTCCGGCAAATCANCACCATAATATGCGTTTATCGTTGCGCCGCCGACACCTCCCCAACTTTCTTCTACATTTACATCTATGTTTTCTAGAGAATACCCGGCAACGATTTCTTCTATTGCTTCAATGGAGGGTCCTGTGGGCTCATCCTCGACACTTTNTTCCATCAGNCNNNCGAATTTGNTCCACATTTGGTCTTTCCAATTTTCCTCTTGCTCTCCTGTCCACCCGTCCATAGCACCGCCCTCGTCATACCATCCTCTTACTCCAAATTCGACGAAGTATGCCTCGAGCATATCGTAGAATCCCTCCTCCGGTGGATGGGAGACATCTTCTGCGTCCCAAATCTGCTCGGGACTTGGAGGATATGAGTTCCACTCAAATGCAACTTTGTGCCACTTGTTGTCATTCGGCATCAACCGATTCATCAACATGAAAAATACTTTTCCTTTGTCCGTATATTCGTCAAAGTAGTTTTCCGAATCAGTTGCGGAAATGCACCATTTTGAGCCTTGTCCAAAATAGCAAGAAGACTCTTCGCTCTTTGGACGCACCAAAAGGAAGAGTTTGTCTTTGTAGAGAAAATCAGTTCCCTCTTTTGCTGCCGCAACCAGTTGCTTTTGCTTGTCTTTTTCTTCTATTTTTTCCTCGGCATCCTGAACCGTCGCCATGAAAGAGTCGACATCTCCTTTAAAAGAGTTGATGTCTGACTCCTTGCCTGTGATGATGTTTCTTTTTATCGCTTGGTGGTATGTTTTGATGCTATTTGCAAATTCTTTTGCCATCGTCTTCATATGATCCTCACGTCCGCCGAGTGGACTCGTGCTCCGCCGAGAACTGAGCATCCGTGCACCACCCATAAGATATTTTTGCTTTCCTTCTGGGTCATTGTCGATAAGAATGTCCAACGCACCGGACTCATCAAGTTCAGGATATTTTTTTCTCGCATCGTCAATTCTTCCTTCAAGAAGAAGATGCTCCATAAGAAGTTGTTTTAATTGGTCTTTTTTCATTTGTTGGTCCTCCGAGGCCACCAAAACCGACATTTTTTCTTCTTTCGGTTCTGGAACATTTGATTCTTCTGGTTTCAGACTTATTTTGATGCCAACTCTGGTAGCTCCACGAGAGCATCCACCATAAGTGTTTAGTTCCGCATATTGTAAAGCCGGCATCTCTATCGCCCCCAAAGGGTTATTCCCCGTGCCAGTAGAGTAGATGTCAACTTCTTCATCAGCCCTAGTATAGACAGCAAGATAGTCATCTTCAGATTGTTGAAAATATTCTAGAATCTGATCTCGTGCCTTTTTGAGAACTCTTGGGTCATTTGTCCTGAAGATCGAAGGCAGCCGACCGGATTTGGGAACATCGCCCTTATCCCCACAGAAGCCAACAGAGGAGTCGATGTGGTTTTTATAAAAATCGATGATGCCCTCAAATGACTCTTCATAGCCCAAGGTCTTGACAGCTTTTCTAAGATTTTCTTCTTTTTCTTCTCCATCATCAAGATAGCGAACGACCACAGAATCAAGATATGCCTGGATGATCGCTTCAATGAGGTCTATTTTTTGCCCTTCGACGAACAGATTTGTCAATCAAGACAATGAGGCCTCTTTTGTGGTTTCTTCCCTTAATTTCGAACTGGACAGTCTCATCTCCGTATGACACGACCAAGTCTGGATTATTTGACCCTGGCGCCGCCTCCGATATTTTTTCTAGCTCAACTTGGTCTTGCTGGGAATTGAACATCAAGATGTCCATGATTTTTTCTTGTGCTGATGCGCCAAGGGTTACTCTTTTTTGCACTATGCCACGTGGCTTTTTCACGTGAGATATCATAACATATCCTTTCCCCATTCCTTCGACATCCGCCGCAGCATAAATTGATCGTGCAGTCCTTTGGCTTGCGCCAACCTCTGCTCCACGAAAAAGTTTATAGGGAGACAGGAAAGTTATTTCTGACCCCGCCATGAGGAGAGCCATCTTGCCATCATCTCTTATAAGGGCCGTGTCCCGACGCACCCGATGTTTGCCTTTGCCCGCCCACATGGTCCTAGATCCAGCGCCTTTAAAATCTTCGTTCCCTTCATAGGGAAAATTCATGGCAGAGAAGGGAGTATTCTTTCGCCCCTCTTTCTCTTCTTGCTCATTCATAAGTGCTTGCTTTGATTGATCTTTTTCCATTGAACTGTTCCTTCGGCCCAAGTGCTCGAAATGATTGGACAAATCGGTCCATCATAAATAGTTGCAATCATTGCCTTTTTTGACCGCAAATTTTTTTCCAAACTTTTTTCACTTTTCTACTTTTTCAACTTCGAAAGTTCTTTCCAAAGTTTCCCCTGCTAAATCAAGCAGTTTCATGCAAGTCATAAAGCGAACTTGAACATCATCCACTTCCTCGTTCTGCTTTCCGCATGTAATGTACCAATCATCGATGGCACCTCTAACCATGCGAATTTGTTGAGAAAAATACTTTGCCTTTTCCTTTCTGTCTTTCATGGGTCACTCTCCATTGTGATATTTGCTTAGCACTTTAACATTATAATCCAAAGCGAACTTTCCGTAAACCTCCGGCGAGGAATCTGAGTTCAGCCAACGAATGTGTATGTAGCGACGGGGAGACACAGCGAACTCTGACATTGCAGCTTCAATGACTATCCCATAAACGCCAGAACCCCCATGAACTGGATCATCCCATTCCACGAGGTCTCCAACATCGGCTCTATTTTCGTTCAGGGGTATCGGCGTTTTCATTGGGGGTGTTTTCTTGCGACCAGTGCTGCGTTCACCAATCTTTGCAAGACCAGTATCCAGCCTTCATTTTGTCTTTTTTGTTTTTGCAGTCATGGCGATCCCGGAAAGCTTTCTTTCTTTTTGGATTGTCGCTTTTGTTTTCCAAGTTGGCATCGCCAAATTTGACAATCTTTTCTTTTCCGTCTGCGCAGGCTTTTACGACTTTCTGCTTTTTGCCATAGCCAGATTCGCCTTTCTTTAGATATCTTGGTTTGTTGCAGTCCATTCTATCCTTGTCGAAATCTTCCTCTAGTTTCCCTTCTTCGTCTGGGACACAATTGGGCACTTCTTTGCCATCTTTCATTTTGGTGCCCACCATGGTGTATCCATCCCAACAGGGGTTCTCATCCATGACTTCCTCAACCAGTTGTTTTAATTGAGCTTTTTGGACCTCTTCTCGAATAATTTTTTGAGCTGCAACTTGCTGATTTTCATTGGGTTTTCCCTTTTGTGGTTGCGGACTCAGAAAGCCCGTATCCTCTCCCTCTCTCTTCTTGCCGTCGCAGTTGCTGCAGTTCCTCTGCTGCTGCGAAAGCTGGTCCAAGATGGTCGTCGAGGAGCTTGGCAACGGTTGGACCTTCGAGCCCTGCTTCCCACGTCTCCAGCATTTTGCGAAGCGCTTCGAGCCCTTCCAGTTGCTCCACCAAGTTGTCTAGAGGATGTCCCTCTCCTTCTTGGAGCTTAAGCTCTTNTTTTGATGATTTCTTTGAGTTTGCTTTTGTTGATTTTCATTATATCATACTCCTTTGGTGGTGTGCACCTTTGTTTTGTGTGTGCTATAAATAGTTGCATTTATTGCGTTTTTTCGGGAAAGGTGATTGGAGGTTTGAAAATTTTTTCGGGATATTGTGAACGACCTAGGCCCGCCAAAGGCGTGCCAACTTCACCCTGGTACTTATATTTCCCGCCGGGGCGTACTACCCCCCTGGGGGGGTGGGGGTGGTCCCCTGCTCAAACCTGGCACGATTCTTGCCCTCACAACTTTCAACATACTGCTATCAATGTTGGCACGGTTGGTCTCTCGATGTTCGACTCTACGGTTGCTTTCGCTCACAAGCTTCCACCAGCTCACCAAGGACCCTGGCTTGTTCGGGGATGTATCGCTTCGAAGTAATGATAGGCGCAACATAGATCGTTTCTCCCTTGACTTTTATTTCTAGATGTGTTATGCCCAGTTGACGAACTGTGATGTCTCCAGACGTCCACCATACTTTGCCAGCGTTGGTGAGTCTGTCAACCAAAGAACCCTCCCCATGTTAGCAGTGCTCCGTAGAGAACGACAGACAGAATGGCCAATGGACCGTGGTGTTTCTCAACACGTGGCTTTGCGTGATATGTGACGTGCTTGCCAACGTGAATGCCCATTGCAATCAGCATAATGACTTGAGGTGCTTCGAGCATGATTTCTCCTTTTTCAAGAATTGGCGTGGTTGTTGGGTTTGAATTAAGAATTCGCTAGAGTCATCGGCTCTTTTTTTATACCATTTCGATGTTGACGTATCCACCTTTGAATGCATTCTCATCTTTCTGGTAGAGTTCGCAAGCAAAGCGAAGAGCCTCTTGGTAAGTCCCAAACGTAACAGGGACGCCATCTTCATTGAAAGTCTCGATGACTTTGAGTGGAGTTGTTGGTTCCACGAAGTGAATGATGAACTGGGCGTTGGTTGGGGTTTGGGTAGTCAGATTCATGATATCTCCTTTTTTAAGAATCCACGTAGTTACTGGGTTTGAATTAAGAATTCGCTAAGGGGAAATGGAATGCATCCAGCTTCCCTCAACCTTCCCTTACAATATAATCCTTTTTCAGCAGAACTCAAGCTTTATTTTGGGGGATAGGTGTTTTTTTTGGGGGAAGGGTTGGACGAAGTCAATAGCAAGAAGTATGCCATAAAATGAAGAGTTTTGGGGGAAGGCTTTTTAGGGAGAAGTTGGTATGCCCCTTGCGGGGCAAGTCCAAAAACTAACCACATTATAAAACCTATAACCCAGTAAACCCCCTTTACAACTCTATCTACAAACTCATCTCCACGAAACCACAACCCACTTCACCCCACAGTATGGTATTTTACCCCACTGATTGCCACTTGGTATCTTCACTCTTATCACAAGTCTCCTCGGTCATGAGCCTCACAATACATATCCCGGAATACTCCTCCAATTGCCTCATAATGCGTCCTCTTGCGTTCAGTCTCTTCAATACTATCCTCCAGGATTTTAGCGAACGCCATGGCTCTCTCATAGTACCCTTCTAGGATGTCAATATATTCTTGCACATAATCTATTACTTCTTGGGACGCTTCTTGTTCACTAAGCGAACTGAGCAGGTTGCCAAGTTTTGTTCTATGTCC